CGGATCCTCCGCCCCGCCACCAAGTGTGGTAACCGTGTCGCGGTTTTCGATTGTGGCTCGTTCGGAGTCCGGCGTCTGTTGGGTCTGGAGACCGGAGCGCCCGTAATCTTTCAGCGCGGCCAGAATCTCGTCGTCGCGGTAACCCTCGACGCCCAGCATGGCGCGAAGATCTTTCCGCGGCGTCCGAACGCGCTCAATCGTGTAGCCATCGTCCACCGTCCGGTTGTTCGGCCCGGGGTAGAAGTCGATCGGGTCTACCGACGCCAACTCGTAGCCCAGCTTCTCGGTGATCTCAGGGACTGACCGACCCTGCTGCGGATCGAACACCCAGGCCAGCTTCCGGCGCCGGCGGACGATCGGGCCCTTCAGGATCCCGAGTGGCGTCTGGATCATGTTCGCGACCACGTCGATCAGCGCGTCACCGAAGTTGGCCTCGGTGAGCTGGTCGAAGATCTTGGCCTGCATCCCCTTGGCCTTGCGCTCCGCAACCGTGCGCAGCAAGGACAACTGGTCTTCCCGCAACTGCAGGGCCATCTGCGTCACATCGCGCGGATCGACCGGCATCCCGGCGCTGCGCACCTCCTGGAAGTGCGCAGTCACGGCATCGATGATCGCCTTCGCCTCTTCTTCGGGAAGATCGGGAATCGGGGTCGGCTCGATCATGGCCGGGAACTCGTCTGGCGGCAACACGATGTCCTGAATCCAGGACTGGGCCGCGGTGCACTTGTTCCCGGTGTGCTGGATAAAGGTCTGGCTGCCGCCAAACTTCTGGATCTCGGCCAGGATCGAAGCCTTGTACTGGCCTTTGACCTGTTTTCGCGAGTTCAAGATCGTCGTCTCGACGGTCTGCCGAACGCGCTTCGCGCCCTCGAAGCAGGTGTTGATGTGCGCCGAGAGCCGGGTATTGACGGCCTGAAGCTTCGCAGCCTCTTGGCGCTCAGTCTCTTGCTTTGCTTTCTCGATCTCTTCCAGCCGGGAGTTCGGAACAACCGGCACCAGCGACGCAGTCATCGTAACCTGCGGCACCGGAATGGCGGTAGTTATTCCTTGTCCGTCCATACGGGTAGGTTACGCTGCGCGGATGGCGACGTCAAACCCAGCCGGCGGGACGGACGCCTTTCAGTACGATCGGCGGCATCCGACTGCTGACATTCAGCGCCGGATCGGCTCCAAGGCACAGATACTGCAGCGCTTCGCAGATATGCGAAGCCATGTTCTTGACCGGCTCGTCTCGGTACACGGACTCTTTTGCGGAAATCTGGACGCGCTTGAAGAAGTATCCGCCATTCATCCCCTTCCGCAGTTTGGAGATCTTCGGGTCCAGCAGAAACCGCGGATTACCGTCTACGAGCCCGTTGAGAAACCCCGCGACGCATTCGCGCCGCGCAACGAACTCGTTGGTGGCGGTCGGCTCAGTCGGAATACCCGCGGCGGCCAGCTCCTCGAAGCACGTGCGCTCATCGGTCTGCTGGCGCTGCGCCCCGGCCGGGTCGCCGTAGGAGTGGATCTTGAACCCACGCCAACGGTTCAGCAGCAGTGGCCTGACAACCGCCGAAATAACCCCGCGCACCCCGATGCTCTCCCCGATGCACTCCTCGAAGACCAGCAGTTGCCCGCGGGGCGTGAGTTGCCCAAACACGCACGAGGGGCAAAGTCCGTAGTCCCAACCAAGCAGTAAAGGTGCCCCCGGAATCGGCTTCAGGGGATCCTTCGACACGTGGAACTCTTCCTTGAACTCAGGCCAGACCGGGCGGCCCTCCAGCGTTCGCCCATACTTGCCCTCGATGTACACTCGGATCCAGGATTCGTCCTTGCCGGGAATCTGGCGTTCGTAGTACCCCTTAGGCAAATTCGCCAGGTTCTCGGCAAGCGGATTCGGGTGCCACTGCGCCACGCCATGCTTATCGACCGTTTTCAGCATGGCCGGCGGCTGCCTGAACAGCTTCCACCCTGCCGGGCGCTTCTCCTCAAACGTGTCGTGCCACCAGTGATCGTCATCGGGCGCGTTGGTGTCAAGCATGATTCCCGACCACGTACACGCCCCGTACGTTCCGCTTGGATAGCGACCCACTCGACCGGTCAGGGCATCAATGATGGTTTTCGGAACTTCTCGCGCTTCGTTGACCCACGCCCCCGTGATATCCAGACTCAGCACTTTCTTCACGTCATCATCACGATCCAACGCCAAGAACAAGATCTCTGCCTCGACACGAGTACCATCCGGAAGTCGGTACATCACCGTTCCGGTTATCGGGGCGTCCATCCGCAACTTGCACACGTGCTCCGGTACCCACATCTTCCAGGTGGAAAGCGTGGTGGTTTTCAGTTCTGGGTATGTACTGCGAACCACTGTCCAGCGCGTACGCCGCACGCCGTTACACGCGGCCTGTCTCTGGGCCCGAAGCATGATCTCGGTGCAGCACCCGACGCTCTTGCCGCTACCGATCGGCCCGAGCAGACCCCTGACGAACGAGTCGTCAGCGTGAAATGCCGCCAACGTCTTGTTCATCACGTAGCTGGGAATTACGTTGCTCACGGGTTCTCCTCTGCCTTTGCGGGCACAAACTCTACAAGGGCCTTGCCGTCCACGACGAATACGATGCGGCCGTTCGCAAACGCGACCAGGCTACAGTGCTCTCTAACGTACTCCTCCGACACGCCGACTGGCAACACGGAGCGGCACAACGCCTCGATGCGCTGCGCCACCTCACGCTGGCTACCGTGCAAGCTGTACGACTTAGCCACTCTTGGCCTCCCCTGCAACCGCGCGCTTCAGCAGGCCCAGGAACACGTTGGCCGACAGGATAGCGACCCACTTCTTGCCGTTCCGACGATGCAGCACCACGGGTATCTGGAACACGCTGGCATCATGCTCTGCCTGGTCCAGCGCCGGGTATAGCTGCAGCGTCTCGGTGCGCTTCACCTCGACGTGTAGGCAGTCCAGTTCGGTCACTATGTCAGGCGAGTCCTCGCCGCCGGCGTGCTGCTGCCCGCGCCGCGCTGCGATGCCGCAGGACCGCAGTAGCTCCGCAGCTTCACGTTCGCCAACCTTGCCCTTCCGGCAGCTATTCATGGTCTACGTTTCCTTTTGGTCGCCGCTGAGCCCGGTGTTCGGAGACAGGATGTCCGCGAGCCGGCGCCCGTGCCGGAACGTGTGTCCCGTCTCCCGTTCGATCGCCAGGTATTTTGCGGCCAGGGCCTGGCACTCTGCCGCGCCGTTTCGGATGTCGTTGTCGCTCGCCAGGACGCAAATTGCGCAACTCAGACGCTCGTTCCCGCGGTCATAGGCGACGTGCCGCGGGAGTCCGGTCGCCGCAATGTGCGCCCACACGTCGGCCAGTCTGTAGCCCAGGATCGGTCGCCAGGAGTCTACCTCTCGCGCCCCGACGGTGAGGCGCTTGTGGGGCTCCAACTCCGGCAGCGTGGCCCGGTGGCGCGACTCCTCGCGCCGCTCGCCGGTCACGACCAGGACCCGGCCCGATGTATATGACCTGCGCACTACGGTGTTGATCGGATCACGCTTGCAATCGCTGGTGCAGTACCGACACGCCGCCGACGGCCATCCGCCGGCCCGGCCCTGCGCCTGCAGCATACGGCAGCGTCGCTCGATATGCGCCGGCAGCGCCCGGCAGCGCCCGGTGTGGCACGGCAACGGCCAGCGGGATGCCGTAATGCTCGCAGAGCATGCGGCAGTGCGGCAGGCTCTGCGGCCACTCCGCGCCGGTGTCGGCGTGTACTGCGGAGATCGCGCCGGCGTAGCCCTGCGACCGGGCCAGGGCGATGACAACGCCCATGATGGTCTGGCTGTCCTTGCCGCCACTGATGCTGATCACCACCGAGTTGCAGTGTCCCAGGTTCACAATTCGGCCCCCGAACAATCGGCTGCAGCGGACGGGGTACCGCCGCTGAGCCCGGTGTTATGCCTCTACCGCTTGGTCGGCGGCATTCTCCAGCCACTCCTCTACCAGTGCGGCTATGGCTTCGTCCTCGGTGCCATCGCTCAGCGTGGCGAAGTATTCGTTGCTCAGAGAAATGTTCTCATCGAGAATCTCAATTGCCCGTGCACGCGCCTTTTGCAGCAGTTCTTCGCGGATCATGGCCGTGTTCTCCTTCGTCCTTAAATAAAATAGTTCCGCGTGCACCCCGCGGACTTCTGCACGCAACCTCTCCAACTCCAGGCAATTGTCACACTGCCCACCGACGTTGACCCTGCACCCGCAGTGTACGCAGGTTCGCGCCTTGACGGTGGCGATCTCCTCCCGCAGCATGCGGACCTCGGCCTGCGCGGCGTCTCGCTCGGCCACGGATTGCTGCAAGGTTTTCCGCAGCGTGGCGATGTCAGCCTCTGCCTGCCGCATCGGGTGCATCGGGCATACCTTGATGTGGTCCGTCAGCACCTGCGCTCCCCACGCTGGGGTATCCTGCGGGTATTCCTGCCCGCAGTACACGCACGTCAACACACGTCCGTCGTTTTCGGCCATGGTCATACCCCTTTCAGCTTCTCGGTCAACACGCTCCATCGCGCGTCGCTCAATGGTTATCCTCGCATCGCGCCACTCGAAATCGCGCAGGAGGCTGAAGTCGGTTCCAAAGACCGCCATCAGTACGCCTCCCTTGCGCCGCTCGATGGATGTGTGTGCTGTCATGGTTCCTCATTCCTCCGATAACAATGGTGCTGCAGCGGACGGTGTACCGCCGCTGAGCCCGGTGTTGTGATTCCGCACCTGCATGGCATCGGTGTACTCGCGCACCATCCTGACCGCCTCGGCAAACGTCGCGAGCATGGCGGAGTCGTAATCGCCGATACCAAGTTGCAGCCGCTCGATGTGGACAAGGCACGCGTGCTCTAAATCAGCGTTGCTCTGTAGCGACCGGCGCCCGGCGACAACCGGCAACCGGAACTCGGAACAAGGCACTTCCGGGGACTCCGTTGGCGCTTCCGCCGCCGTCGCCGCGCGCGCCGGGTCGTCGAGCCAGTCCGAAAGCATTGCGTATCGCAATTCTCCGGGGCGGATTGTTCGCTCTATTTCGTTCATCTTCCCCCGCACGGTGGCGAGGGTGATGGCGCGTAGCTGCCTAAGCTCGGAGTAGCGCAAGTCCATCTCGCACCTATGTGTTTCGCACAGCCCCCGCGTGGCGGCGTAGGCAGTTTCGAGCTTCGCCCGCAGCCTGCGGACCTCGGCCTGCGCGGCGTCTCGCTCGACCACGATGCGCTTGGTCCACGACGCAGCAGACTCGCCTTCCTTGACCTCTTTGCTTACTGCCCCGACAATAGAAAACGCCTGCACAACGTCGCTGGATTGCTTCAAGGTTTTCCGTAGCGTGGCATTCTCCGCCTCAAGCCTGCGGAATTCGCTGGCGAGTAGCCTATAGGACTGTGGCATGGCAATGGGCGCATCTTCGCAGTCTCGAAGCGCTTCCTCGGTCGTCATCTCGCGCCCCCTTTCGGTCGCCAGTTGTCGGTGTGGTGTCTGGAGCAAAACACGCAAGTCACAACGGCCTTTGACCGGCAGTTGTCGCACGTCTCCCCCGGCGCGCGTCCGCCCATGCGGAGCACGTACCGGGCAAGCCGTTCGGCATCAGGCGTGCTGA